AACATTACGCCAAAGGGCACTGGCGCTGTTGCACTGGCCGATGCACTTCTTTCTCGGCCTACCCTGAAGGACTACGCGGTTGAAGGTGTGGCAATCGGCAATGCCGGTGCAACCCGAACATTTGACATGGCAACAGGTAATTTTTTCTCGGTCACAATTGACCAAGCAACCACTTTTACGTTTAGCAACCCCCCAGGGTCTGGCGATTTTGGCTGTTTTGTAATGGAAATCACAAACGGGTCGGCTTTCGTTATTACCTTCCCCGCCTCAGTTGATTGGCCCGGTGGAATAGCACCTACGCTAACTGCTGCTGGAAAAGATCAATTGGTCTTTACAACCAGAGATGGCGGCACGACTTACTTTGGTTTTGTCGCTGGTCTTGACATCAAATCACCCTAAGGAATTGACATGGCAGACTTAACAGGGATGATGCAAGCGGCTGCTGGCGGGGCTGGCGGCGATGCCAACTACATTGAAGATGTCTTCAGCACCTACCTGTACACGGGCACGGGCGCGTCTTTAAATATTGTCAACAATATTGACTTATCCACTGAAGGTGGTTTAGTTTGGATTAAAGACAGAGATTCGGGCGCAAAAGGTCATGCGCTTTTTGATACTGCCCGTGGCGTAAACAAGAAGTTGCAAACCCAATCAACTGCTGCTGAGTTTTCTGGGGCAAATCAGTTAACTGCTTTTAATACAAACGGTTTTAATCTTGGCTCTGATACTGACCCTAACGGCTCTGGCACAACCTACGTCTCATGGACATTCCGCAAGCAGCCGAAGTTCTTTGATGTGGTGACGTGGACAGGGACGGGTTCAAACCGCACTATTGCACATAATCTTGGCTCAGTGCCGGGTTGCATTATTGTCAAACGTACAGATACAACAGCAGATTGGGCTGTTTACCACCGCAGCCTTGCAAATACGCAATACATGGTGCTGAACAGTACAGCAGCGGTAGCCACAGGAGCAACTTGGTGGAACAGCACAACCCCAACGGACGCTGTTTTTAGCCTCGGCACTGAAGCCACAGTCAACGCTTCCGGCGGCACATATGTGGCTTACGTTCTAGCCCATGACGCTGGCGGCTTTGGGCTGGCTGGTACGGACAATGTAATTACTTGCGGGTCTTTTGTATCTGACGCAAGCGGCGGGTTTGATGTTTCTCTTGGCTGGGAGCCTCAATGGGTTATGCAAAAGGTTGCAATTGGCGCATCCAACCAAGATTGGAAGATAACGGATACTTTTAGGGGGATGACGGCATCGCCATCTAGTACGGAAATTTTAAGAGCCAATACGTCTGGTGCAGCTTCACCGGGCCAAAGTATCCCCCAAATTACCGCAACAGGGTTTTTTAACACCTCTGGTGGAACTACCGCATCTGCAACTCACATCTACATAGCAATCCGCCGTGGCCCGATGGCCGTGCCTGAGTTGGGTACTACGGTGTTTACGCCTGTCACAGCAACACCGGGCGGTTCAGCAGCAACAGTTACCACAAACATTACAACAGATTTGATAATTACCGCCGAAAGAAGTCATGCACTTAGCGGGCAAACTTATGCCATAGATAGATTACGGGGCAGTTCGTCTAGCGATGCTAGATTTTTGGCCACTCAAAGTACAGCCGCAGAAGCCGCGTCCGCGGGGGGTTTTACTTTTTCTTCGCCCGCTAATATTGCCGTAAACGACAATCTTTATCCAGCGTCAGGAATTACAAACCCAGTAATTTATTGGTTTTTTAGCCGCGCCCCCGGCTTCTTTGATGAGGTTTGCTATACGGGAAATGACACAGGCACTCGCATACTAGATCATAACTTAGCAGTTTTTCCTGAATTAGTAATTGTTAAGAAAAGAAGCGGCTCTCTTGGGTGGGCCGTTCAAGCAAGTACATTTACCGCTGAGAATATCTTATTCTTAAATACTACTGCTGCATTGACATCTACTGCAAGTTACTTGTCTTATCCAGAGCAAAACACAAGCACCACGTTTAAAGTTAGATATAACTTAAATGTTGCTTCTGATACTTACGTTGCCTACCTATTCGCAACCTGCCCCGGCGTGTCCAAAGTAGGCAGCTACACAGGCACAGCGGCGACTCAAGTCATCAACTGCGGTTTCACCACGGGTGCAAGGTTCGTCCTCATCAAGCGCACCGACAGCACTGGTGACTGGTATGTTTGGGACAGCGCACGGGGGATTATTGCTGGTGACGATCCGTACCTGTTGCTTAACAGCACAGCGGCTGAAGTGACTAACACGGACTATGTTGACACCGCAGCGACAGGCTTTGAGCTAACATCGACAGCCCCTGCGGCCATTAACGCCAGCGGTGGTTCTTACATCTTTCTTGCGATTTCATAAGGGGTTAATCATGTATCGAATCAAGTCAACGGGAGAAATTGCCTCCCAAGGCGAGCTTAGGAAACTTTTTCGTAACACTTCTTTTCCCCGCGTTTGGGATGAGTCTGTGTTAGCCCATATTGGTGTTGACCCCGTGTTTGAGTCGCCGACACCAACAACCACTCGGTATCAGACTGCCAACAAGAACGGTGTTGAGTTTAAAAACGACAAGTGGATGTGGGCTTGGACACTCGGGCCTGTCTTTACTGATGGTGAAACAACTGCCGCCGAACAGGAAGCAGCTTATGTTCAGCGCATAGATGACGCGCAAGCCGTTGCTGTACGCGCTGACCGCACCAAACGGCTGGCCGACAGCGATTGGACTCAGTTGTCCGATGCTCCAGCGGCGGGTGCAGGTTGGACGACCTACCGCCAAGCCCTGCGCGACATTACAAGCCAGGCTGGTTTTCCTTGGACAATCACTTGGCCTGACGCCCCATAATCATGGCGGTTACGCTCACCCCCTCGCCAAAAATGCAGTTTTTTACGGCTGCGGGTATTCCCTTGGTCGGTGGCAAACTGTTCACATACGCCAGCGGCACCACGGTGCCCTTGGCTACCTACACCGATAGCACGGGGAACACCGCAAACGCAAACCCTATCATTCTTGACTCGCGGGGTGAGGCCAATGTTTGGGTTGGCCCGTCTAGGTACACTTTTCTGCTGAAAGACTCGCTGGACAATTTGATTTGGTCTGTTGACGGTGTTAATACCCCTATAGGTGTCCAAAACACAGCCATCGTTGCAACAGCAAGCCAAACCGTCTTTACAGTGCCTGAATACGGCCTTGGTGGCTATCTCATGGTGATCGTCAATGGACTCGTCAAAGAGTTTAATTACGACTACACTGAAACAAACACGACTACAATTACTTTCGGCACCGGCCTTACCGCCGGACAAAGGGTTGTTACTCGAATGCTTTAAACCGTACCGATGAGGTTCATCGGGAACTCACTAGAGTTAAAACATGACTGAAGAAGTCCTAGCGGAAGTAGACTCCGCGCCAGCGAAGGTTGTGACGGCCACACCTGAAGTTGAAGCAAATTTGCCGGAAGTAGCTGAAAGCCAGCCTGTTAAGACATTCTCGCAAGAGGAACTTGACGCTGCTATTGGCAAGCGCCTCGCAAGAGAACAGCGCAAATGGGAACGCGATCAAGTCGCTAGGCAAGCAGAAGTGCAAACCAAGCAGGCTGTGTCAAGGGATGTTCCGTCTATCGATAATTTTGACAGCCCCGACGCTTATGCGGAAGCATTGGCGATTAAAAAGGCTGAAGAACTGATCGCTACTCGTGACCGCCAGATGCACCAGGCTGAAGTCGTAGAGGCATATAACGAACGTGAAGAAAAAGCACGGGATAAGTACGATGACTTCGAAGATGTCGTCTACAACCCCAAGCTGCGAATTACTGACGTTATGGCTGAGTCGATTCAATCGTCTGACAACGGCCCTGATCTAGCCTACTGGCTTGGATCGAATCCGAAAGAAGCCGAGCGCATCGCCCGTCTGTCGCCTATATTGCAGGCAAAGGAAATCGGAAAGATCGAAGTCAGATTGGCTGATAATCCTCCGGTAAAAAAATCAACTTCTGCGCCGACGCCTATTAGTCCGGTAACTGCGCGGTCTTCGGGAAGTCCGAGCCATGACACGACTGATCCACGATCAATCAAAACCATGACTACTGGAGAGTGGATCGAAGCCGAGCGCAATCGCCAGATTCGTAAGTACGAAGCACAACGCAATCGCTAACATTTAAAGGACTTTTATGTCAAATAGCATTCTCACGATCGACATGATCACCCGCAAGGCTCTGGAAATTCTGGAGAACAACCTTGTACTTACCCGCAACGTGAACCGTCAGTACGACGACAGCTTTGCTGTTGAAGGTGCCAAGATCGGCTCCACACTGCGTATCCGCCTGCCTGACCGCGCTTTGGTCACTGACGGTGCCGCCCTGCAAGTTCAGGACGACAACGAGCAGTTCACCACTCTGTCTGTGGCTAACCAAAAGCATATCGGCGTGAACTTCACTTCCGCCGAACTGACCATGCAGTTGGACGACTTTGCAGAACGTGTGCTCAAGCCGCGTATCTCCCAGTTGGCCTCCAGCATTGACGCTGACGTTGCCAATGCATACCGCACCATCGGTAACACTGTCGGCACACCCGGCACCACTCCGGCCACTTCTTTGGTGCTGTTGCAAGCCCAGCAGAAGCTCAACGAGAACGCCGCTGTGATGTCGCCACGTTACGCTACCGTGAACCCTGCTGCTAACGCTGGCTTGGTTGAAGGCATGAAAGGTCTGTTCAACCCAACAGACACTATCAGCAAGCAATTCAAGAACGGCATGATGGGCACTGGCGTGTTGGGCTTTGAAGAAATCAACATGTCTCAGTCGATCAAGCAGCACCTTACTGGCTCACGTAGCGCCAGCGCTTCCACACTGGTCAAGACCCCCGGCGTTACTTCCGAAGGTTCATCGACCATTCTGTTGGAACAAGGTTCTGTGTCAACAACAATCAATGCTGGTGACGTGTTCACCATCAGCGGTTGCAATGCTGTTAACCCACAGACCCGTGAGTCCACTGGTTCGCTGTTCCAATTCGTCGCTTTGACTACTGTCACTGCTTCGTCTGGTACTTGGACTGTGACCGTTGCGCCTATGTACTCTGCTAACCATGCTCTGGCTACTGTAGATGTGCTGCCCGCAACTGGCGGTGTCGCAACCTTCGTGGGCGCTGCATCTACACAGTACGCACAGAACTTGGTTTACCACAAGGACGCCATCACCTTCGCTACAGCCGACTTGCTGCTGCCACAAGGTGTTGACATGGCTGCCCGCGCAGTCCACAACGGCATCAGCCTGCGTATCGTTCGTCAGTACGACATCAACAACGACCGTATGCCTTGCCGTATCGATGTGCTGTATGGTTACAGCACCATCCGTCCACAAATGGCTTGCCGCATCTGGGGCTAAACCGAATGGGGCTTCGGCCCTGTTTCTTAACTTTTTTTTAAGGAAATTATCATGGCTCTTCCAAATGGCGCAGGCGGTTACCAACTCGGTGACGGCAATATCGGTGAAGCTGTTCTGTCGGTTCAAGGCGCTCCTACTGCCGTGGCTGCTGCCGCGACAATGACGGCTGCTGAACTGTCTAATGGCTTGTTTGTGTTCAACGGCGCTGCCGGTAATCTGACTTTGCCCACCGTGGCATTGGTAGAAGCCGACATCACGGCTGCATCAAAAGTCAACGCTTCTTTTGACTTCATCATCATCAATATCGATGCTGCCGGTTCTGATTCAGTCACTTTGGCTGTTGGTACTGGCTGGACACTTGTTGGTGTTGCTGCGGTTGCTGTTAATACTTCGGCCCAATTCCGCGCCCGTAAAACCGGCGAAGGTACTTGGACTGCGTACCGCATTGCTTAAACCTAACGGGGGCTTCGGCCCCTGTTTTTAAAGGAACATCATGGCAAACACAAAAGCTGTAGGCGTTGCATACGAAGACCCGTACTTGGACGGCGCGGTTATCAACAACTCAACTATTACTGGTACGGTAACGTCTACTGCGGTGTCTAACATCGCCGTAACAAACGCCACCACCGGAAGTAGCAATGCTGCTGCATCTACCACCACCCTTACCCTCACGGGTGTGGGCGGTGTGGGTTGGGCAAGCAAGTCAGACTTGGAAGCAAATGTTGCGCTGGGCGCATACGCTAACGGTCTGTATGGCTACCTAGAATTCGGCGCAAGCGGTCGGGTAACTGGGTTGGCTTCAGGTACTGTTGGCGAAATCGTTTTGTCTGCTGGTTGTACACAAGGTACTTACGCTGCGTTTGAAGCTGAAATCGGCATGCCTAGCGGCGCTGTGACCGGCACAAACACATCGTTTATGTACTTGAGCACTTATGGCGCTGATAAAGCAACATTTGACACAAGCGGTACTTTGTTCAATCTGGCTGGCGTGACTAAGGGTTCGGGTAAGTTCCTTCAAGACACAACATCCGGTTCAACAGCCCGTCCGGTTCAGGTAATTAAAGTGGTCACGCCTGATGGCATTCGCTATCTGCCGTTGTACTCTACGCCTGTAATCGCTGCTTAAAGATGATCACTCGCGAAGTAATACTAGAGCGAGTGCAAAGTCTGCAAAAACAAGCCGAGCGTTTGCGATCCGATTTGGACGCAACGCTTGGTGCGTTACAAGATTGCGGATATTGGCTTGAACAGTTAAAACAACAGGAAAACATCAATGCCAGCGATCTATCTCAGTCACCCTGATCATGGCTGCAAAGTTGCCACAATGGAACTTGAAGCCGAATACGACGAAAAAAACGGCTGGACACGCTACAATCCAGACACGCCTTTAGAACTTGAAGCGGCTCCCGTAAACGTGCTGGAAGTCAAACGCAAATACACCCGTCGAACCGAAGTTGTTGAGGGTGCAACCGAAGGAATCTAAGCATGGCTACGTACACCGCTGGCGAACAAATTAACCGAGCATTGCGCTTGCTAGGTGTACTGGCTGAAGGTGAGACACCTTCGGCAGACATGTCAAACGATGCGTTGACTGCGCTCGATCAGATGATCGATTCATGGAACACCGAACGGCTGTCGGTGTTCAGCACGCAAGATCAAATTTTCACTTGGCCTGCCGGCGAGATCACACGCACGCTTGGCCCCACCGGCAACTTTGTCGGCCTGCGCCCCGTGCTGCTGGATGAGGCTACGTACTACCGTGATCCAGGCACGAACGTGTCGTTCGGCATTAAGTTCATTAACCAGCAGCAGTACAACGGCATCGCGGTCAAGACTGTGACCTCGACGTACCCGCAGGTAATTTTTGTCAACAACACCTATCCTGACTTTACGATGACGGTGTATCCGCGTCCTACTCGGGACTTGGAATGGCACTTTGTTTCGGTTGAAAAACTAAACCAGCCCGCCACGTTGGCAACGCAGATGCTGTTCCCGCCGGGCTATCTGCGGGCGTTTACCTACAACTTGGCAATGGAAATCGCGCCAGAGTTTGGCGTCGAGCCAAGCCCTCAAGTGCAGCGCATTGCCATGACCAGCAAGCGCAACCTCAAGCGCATCAACAACCCAGATGATGTGATGTCGATGCCTTACGCCATTGTCGCCACGCGCCAGCGCTTTAATGTTTTTGCTGGGAATTTTTAATGAAAACACCGATTCTGGGCGGCACTTATGTTGCGCGGTCGGTAAATGCCGCCGACAGCAGACTTGTCAACCTTTTCCCGGAAGCCATCCCCGAGGGCGGTAAAGAGCCGGGGTTCTTAAACCGCGCGCCTGGTCTGCGCCTATTGGCAAACATGGGCGACGGCCCCATACGCGGTCTGTGGCAATTTGGCGGGTACGGCTACGCGGTGTCCGGCGAAACGCTGTACAAGATAGACACGCTTTGGAACACCACGGTAATTGGCACGGTGGCCGGATCGTCTGGCCCTGTCAGCATCTCTGACAACGGCACGCAGATGTTTGTGGCTTGTGACGGCCCTAGTTTTATCTACAACAGCCTGACGCTTGAGTTCAAACAGATTGACGACCCCGACTTCCCAGGCGCGGTCACTGTAGGCTATATCAACGGCTACTTTGTGTTCAACGAACCAAATAGTCAGCGTATATGGATCACTGAATTGCTAGATGGTCAATCTATTGACCCGCTTGATTTTGCCAGCGCTGAAGGCTCTCCAGACGGCTTGGTGTCGGTTCTTGTAGACCACCGCGAAGTGTGGCTGTTTGGCACCAACTCAGTTGAAGTCTGGTACGACTCCGGCGGCGCTGATTTCCCATTAACGCCAGTCCAAGGCGCGTTTAACGAGGTGGGCTGTATCGCCCCCTATTCAGTCGCCAAACTGGACAACGGCATCTTCTGGCTGGGCGCTGACGCCCGTGGCAAGGGTATAGTCTACCGCGCCAACGGTTACACCGCGCAGCGCGTGTCTACGCACGCTGTAGAGTGGCAAATCCAGCAGTACGGGAACCTTTCCGATGCTGTTGCCTACACATACCAGCAAGACGGCCATTCGTTTTATGTGCTGATTTTTCCATCGGCCAACACCACTTGGGTGTTTGACGTTGCCACTTCAATGTGGCATGAACGCGCCGCCTTTATCAACGGTTCGTTTACCCGCCATCGTTCAAACTGCCAGATGTCGTTCAACAACGAAATCGTTGTGGGCGACCATGAGCTTGGCAACATCTATGCGTTTGATTTAGAGGTGTTTTCTGACGCTGGCGCAGTGCAAAAATGGCTTCGGTCGTGGCGAGCGCTGCCGACCGGCATGAACGATTTAAAGCGTAGCGCACACCACTCGCTACAGCTTGATGCGGAAACCGGCGCGATTGACGACAGCGTGACAACGCCGATTGTCATACTTGACATTTCCGACCCAAACGATGACCTGCTGGCTGAAAACGGTGATTTTCTTGTCTGGGAATATATCAGCGGCACGTTCAATGAAGTGCTGCTAACGGAATCTGGTGACCAGCTTGTTCAAGAAGACGGCGGCGAAATCGTGCTTGTCGTAGTTCCCATTAGCGCCACGGGCGGTAAGATTCTGGTCGAGAAGGGTCTTCTTACGGCAACAGCCATCGACCCACAAGTCATGCTGCGCTGGTCTGATGACGGCGGCCACACTTGGAGCAACAGCCACTGGCGGTCAATGGGCAAGACGGGCACATACGGCACCCGCGTCATTTGGCGTCGTTTGGGCATGACCCTGAAGCTGCGCGACCGCGTGTACGAGGTGTCGGGGACTGACCCGATCAAGATTGCGATCATGGGCGCTGAACTTATTGCAAGCCCGACAAATGGCTGATCCTCAAAACATCACTAAAATCCCCGCGCCTCGCGTGCCGCTGGTGGAGGAGCGCACGGGGTTAATCTCGCGTGAGTGGTTTCGGTTTTTCAACAACATCTATGTCATTACGGGCGGCACCACTCAGGGCATTACCCAAATTGAAAACGGCGGCACAGGGGCGTCTACCGCTGCGAGGGCGCGGCAGAATTTAGGCGCGGGTACGGTTAGCCGCGTGATTGGCACGGGCTTTGCCAGCGGCCTGTCGTTGGTTGGCGACATCACTACCTCGGGCACAATTTCGCTTCAGGGCACTGTGATCGTTAATTTAGCTGATGCTACCGGCTCAATCGACATTAACACCCAGACCACGGGTAACTTGCCGATTGACACGCGAACCACGGGTAACCTAGATGTTGCGACACGCGCCACGGGCGTGCTGCCTGTTGCCAACGGCGGTACAGGCTTGGCCGCACGGCCCTCGGTTGCGACCAAAGTCGCGGACTTTACGCTTGCCAACACTGAAGGTTGGATCATCAACAACAAGTCAGGCGCGACTTGTACGGTCACACTTCCCGCAGCGTCAGCGTGGTCTGGCCGCGCAGTGACCTTTAAGAACCTTCAAACTGAGACAGTTGTGTCGGCTTCTAGCAATGTTGCTCCTATCGGCAGCGCCACGCCTGGCACAGCCATTCTGCCCGCCACTGTAGGCGCATGGGCTACGTTGGTGTCAGACGGCACAAACTGGGTGGTGATGGCATCATGATTGTTCGCAAAGCTCTTAAATCGGATTTGCCTCAATACGTAGTGTTAGCGCAAGCGTTTCACGCTGCATCCCCTATGCACGGCAGCATTGGGTTTGATGTGCAAGGCTATTCTGATTTTTATCTGGCTTCGCTAGAAAACAACAACATAGGCATTTGGCTTGCGGAAATTGACGGCGCAATTGTTGGCATTTGTGGCGCGCTTGCGTATCCGTTGTACTTTAATCCCGCCGCTTTGGTTGTGCAAGAACTTTGGTGGTGGCTAACACCAGCAGCACGCGGCAGCGGTGCGGGGGGTAAAATGTTCAAACAAATTGAACAGTGGGCAAAAGAGCGCGACGCATCCGCGCTGTTTATGATTGCTTTAGAAGACAACAAAGCAAAAAAGATGGAAAATTTGTACATCCGCGCAGGCTTTAAGCCGATGGAGCGCACGTTTATCAAAGAGGTCACTTCATGGCAATAGGAACCGCAACAGCACTCTTAGGTGGCGCTTTACTTGGTAGCGCGATGATTTCATCGGGCGCTGCGGAAGACGCTGCTGAAACGCAAGCCGCCGCCGCCAGAGAAGCCGGTACAACTTCGCTTGAAGGCTTGCAGTTGCAACTGGCTGCCGACAAGGAAAACGTCGATAAGCAGATTGCGGCGCAAAAAGAAGCGCTGACTCAAACGCTGGCGTCCCAACAGGCTGCGGCTGCTGCTGGCAACGCCGCTGCCGCTGCCGCACTTGAGCGTCAGTTGGCCGCGCAAAAAGAAGCCCTTGACGCGCAACTGGGCTTGCAACGCGAGTTGTACCAAAAGCAGGTCGAAAACCTTAGCTCGTTTAAGCAAGCTGGCGAGGCCGGTCAAAACAGGCTGATGGACATTTTAGGCCTAAGCGGCAATGTCAACGCGCCCGGTTACGGTTCTGCCGCAAAAAGTTTTTCTGCGGAAGACATGCAGCAAGACCCAGGCTATGCGTTTCGTTTGTCTGAAGGCCAAAAAGCAATTGAGCGCTCGACTGCTGCTCGGGGTGGCTTGCAGTCTGGTGCTGCGCTCAAGGCCGCAGCGCGGTACGGCCAAGAGATGGGGTCGCAAGAGTACGCGAACGCATTTAACCGATACCAGACCGAACGCGCCAATAAAATAGCACCGTTGCAATCGCTGCAATCAGTCGGTCAAGCATCGGCTGCCGGTCAAGCTGCGGCTGCCGGTAACTTAGCGTCCGGCTCGTCTCAAGCCCTTCAAAATTATGGCTCTGGCGCAAGCGGCGCGTATGGCACGTATGGCGCAGCGCAGGGTCAGATAGCCGCGTCACAGGGCGCGGGCGCATCGGCTGCCTACGGCGGCTACGGCGCGGGTGTGTCTAACATCTACGGCGTGTCTAACCAAGCCCGCCAAAGCGCGTACGGCGCGAACACCGCAGGCCAGATAGGTGCAATTACCGGCGCTGCAAACGCAATGTCGCAAGGTCAAATTCAATCCGGTAACGCATTTAACACCGCCATAACCCAAGGCGTTGGCATATACGGTATGAACCAGCAAAATCAGTTGATGAACAGATACCTCTTATCGAAAGGGTTCTAAGCCATGCCACTCGACCCAAGCATTATTGCGGGCATAAAACCCGCGCAATTTGATCTGTCGCAGTTTTCGCCAATGAACGCAATGACAAACGTCATGAAATTTAGGCAGGCGGATGAAGAAAGCCAACTGAACGCGCTAAAAAGGCAAGAGGCGCAAGCGGCGCTGACCGAACGTAACGCGCTTCGCGGCTTAGACCCTACGGCTGCGGATTACGAAAGCCAACTTTTTAAAGTTAACCCAAAGTTAGGCTTTGAGTTCCGCAAAGAAAAAGCGGCTACTGGCGCGTCAGCAGCAGCGCAAACAAAATCTGAGTTTGATCTTAAAGCTGCCCAGCGCACTTTTTTTGATAAACTTAAATTGGAATTGTCGGATAACCCATCCGACGCAAATGTTGTTGCGTTTGGGCAAGATGCGGAGCTTCAAGGGTTGTATACGCCCGCGCAAGTTAAGACTACGGTAGACCAGCTATTGGCTATGCCGCCGCCGCAGCGCGTTGCTCTATTGGCAAAGGCAGGCTTAAGCGCAAGCGAACGAAAACCGCCAGCACCAGCCGCACCGCCTAGCATGGTAGCTGAATACAACTTTGCCAAATCGCCAGAAGGCGGCAATTTTAAAGGTGATTATCAGTCGTTTGTCACCGCCCGTGCTGCGGCTGGTCGGGCGCCTGCTCCACCTCGCCCTGAACAGCCACCAATTGCGGTTGTTGGCCCAGATGGCAAGTCAATATACGTTAGCCGCGAAGAAGCATTGCGTAACAGAATGACGCCTGCGCCTACTGCTGGGCAAGATGCAAAACCATTAAATGAAAACCAAGCCAACGCTACTGCTTATGGCTTGCGAATGAAAGAGGCAAATTCAATTTTGGAAGACCTTGCCGAAAAAGGTGTTCTTAAAGGTGCCGTTATTGAAAGAACACCACTTATTGGCCGCGCATTAGGACAATCATTGCCTAGTGTTCTTGGCGGCACTAGCTCTGCTCAACAACAAGTTAATCAGGCCAAATCAAACTTTATCACTGCTGTATTGCGTAAAGAGTCTGGTGCTGTAATTTCAGATTCAGAATTTGAAAGAGAAGATCAAAAATATTTTCCTCAAATTAATGACAATAAAGAAGTTATTAAGCAAAAAGAAAAAGCAAGAAAACTTGCAATTCAAGCAATTGAAGTTCAAGCAGGCCCAGGCGCTAAAAACATTCGGGAATACAACCCAAGGGCTGGCGCTGCTGGCGCTGGCGTTGACACCAGCAACCCTTTGCTGCGTTAAGGAATCAAAATGGCAGACTTGGCCGCAATTCTTAAAGACCCAAATTATGTCAACGCGAACCCAGCTACCAAGCAGGCTATCTTTGACAAGTTTGCGCCGCAAGACCCAAATTTTGCGAACGCAAATTCTGAGACTCAATTAGCCATTCGCAGCAAGTTTGGCTTGACGCCTGTTGACAGCGGCATTCCTGAGGGCCGTAGTGGCGTAAGTCAAATTCCAACTGAGGCAGGCGCTAATTTAACGCCTACTGGTTCAGAACCAGTCTCTATGCGCGACCGCATCATGGGCGTGATTGAAACGCCTGCGGCGCTTGCTGGTGGCCTTGCTGGTGGCATAGCTGCACCAATTGCTGGGATGTACGGTCAACTGTCTAGTCCTGCGCCGCAAGGGTCACCAGCAGCTATGGCGGCTGGCGAGGCAATGGCTGCAAAGGCTCGCGCTCAGTTCTACCAGCCCCGCACAGAAACAGCCAAACAAATCCTTGGCGCTGTTGGCGGTGCAATGGAGGGCTTGCCGCCCACATTGGGCGGTGTGGGTACATCATTAAATGCGTTAGTTGCCCCAACCGTGCAACAAGCCGGTGCAATGGTGCGCCCAGCAGTCTCTCAAGCCGTTGCGCCAGTGCGTAATGCTTTGACCCGCAAACAACCAGACATGGTGGGCATGGGCGCAGCTAGCACGGCTGATGACTTGATGCGTCAGCAGCGCTTGGAGCAATTTGGCATCCGTGCCACCGCTGGTGAGCGTGAGCGCAACTTGCAAAAGCAGCAGTTTGAGTCTGAAGTGCAACGTGGTGCGGTTACTGGCATTTCGGAAGATGCAAAGGTTGCATTGTCTGAGCAAATGAGAAGGTTTGAGGCTGGTAAAAAACAAGACATTGTTCGCAATTTTGAACGCATGACGGCTGAAACTGGCGCTGAAGTTGCCGATCCAACCCAATTGCGTGCTGTTGGCAAGATCGTTGACAAAGCCTTGAACGATGAATTCACAAAAGATTTTGACAATTACAAATTACTGTACAACAAAGCAGACAATGCTGGCGAAACTTTGCAGCCGGTGTCGTATCAAAGTTTGTTGGACTACATCAACACCAAGACGCCTACAGCCCGAGGCAAACTTGACCCGATTTTAGATTCGGTGGCTGAATCGTTGGCAATGAATGACCCAAGCAAAACCGGCACGATTACTGTGCGTGCGCTTGAGGACATTTACCAACAGATTGGCTTGGTTAAAGATTCAGCAAGCGCCAAGCCTATGAAAAAGATTATTACCCAAATGGGTGAAGGTGCTGGCGGTGAATTTTATCAAGCCTCTAGAGCAGCACGCGAAAAACTGTCTAAAAAGTTTGAAGATGTTTACCGTGTTGACAAGCTGCTTGGCACAAAGGCTGGTTACGTTGACCGTCAAGTAGCGCTTGATGATGTGTTTAAGTTTGTGGTGCTAGATGGTTCGTTAGAGGAAATGCGAACTGTCACCACCTTGCTAAAAAAAGCTGGCCCAGAAGGTCGCAAAGCCTATGCAGAACTGCAAGGTCAAACCATTCAGCAGATGAAAGAAATGCTCACCAAGGGTGATCAGATGTCTTTCAAAAACTTGAACACTTTGATTAATCAGTTGGACAATGAGGGCAAGCTGGACTATATGTACGGTAAGGCAGGCCGTGATCAAATTCTTGACTTGCGGGACGCCATTAAAGATGTGGTGGTAAAAGAGCCAGGCGCTGTGAATTATCCAAATACCGCAGGCGTTGTGCTTCGGGGCTTGGAAATTTTACAAAAATCGCCGATTAAAATACCCGGCACTCAAACAGCAGCAGAATTTGCTCGCACTCGCCAAGTCAAAAAACAAGTTGAAAAATCATTGGAACAACCTAACCAGTTAGCGCCGCCTCAAAACCGCATCCAGCTTAACAACATGATGCCTGGACGACCATAATGGATTACCAAGTCTTGTTCAATGGCGCTGTTATCTTGGCGTCTTTTTTTGGCGGGTGGACGCTGAACACCATCACCAAGTCGTTGGAGCGCCTAGACGCCGATGTGCGGGCGCTACCCGCCAACTACGTGGCCCGTAATGATTACCGCGAAGACGCCCGCGAGATCAAAGAAATGCTCAACAAAATCTTTGATAAGCTGGAAAACAAAGTTGACAAGTGATCGATCCCTTCACAGCCCTAGCGGCCATCCAGACAGCAGTTAAGCTCGTCAAGGCTGCATCAAAGACGGTGCAGGATGTGGAGTCGCTTGGCCCTGTACTGGGTAAGTTTTTCAGCGCCAAGTCAGACGCCATCAAGGTTGTCCAGCAGTCCAAGACCGGCGGCTTCAAGGGCAGTGCAATGGGCAAAGCCATCGAGCTTGAGCTTGCCATCGAGTCGGCCAGATCGTTTGAGGAAGAGATCAAGATGCTCTTCTTCCAGAGCAACAAGATGGATGTCTGGGCCAAGATCCTTGCCCGTGCTGCAAGTATCGACAAAGAAGCAGCACATGAAGCAAGACGCCAGCGCGAGGCGGCTGCAAGGCACAAGAAAGAGATGGATGAGGTCATCACCCTTGTCCTAATGTTTGTGGTTCTGGCGCTGGTCTGCGGCGGCGTCGGCTGGATCATCTACAGAGCCGTGCAAGAGTGCGGCGGCAAATGTTAAAAAGGTAAACCATGGATACCCTCCTCGCTCTACTTAAAGGCGCAGCCCCAATGCTGGCTACCGTTGTGGCTGGCCCACTGGGTGGCAAAGCCGTTTCAATGCTTGCAGAAAAGTTCGGCGTTGAAGACACGGTTGAGGCGGTGGCACAAGCCATCGCAGGCGACCCTGAAGCGGCTGCAAAACTTGCGGAGATCGACCTGAAACAATTTGAAGCCGAGGTCAAAGACCGCGACAGCGCTCGTGATCGTGAAGTCGGCATGGCGGCGGCTAATGCAATTCCGTTGGCCCAGTTGGTTGTCCCGATCTTGGCCCTCGGCACGGTTGCCATGACGTTTATGTTCATCGCTGCCCTGCTGTTCTTGGAGATCAAGACCGAGCAGCAGCAACTTATCATCTTTGCTTTGGGCTACGCCACGGCGGCAGCGCAGCAGGTTCTGTCCTACTACTTCGGCTCCAGCAAGTCCAGCCAAGACAAAACTACGGCTATGCAGAAAGCTCTGAAATGAACCTCACCGATCACTTCACGCTAGAGGAACTGACCACCACCAGCCACCGCCAGTTCGACAACACGCCGAACGATGCGGAGATGGCAAACTTGGTGCTGCTGGCTGAGTTCTTGGAAAAGGTCAAGACCTACCTTGACGGCAAACCGATCATGATCAACAGCGCTTTTCGATCCAAGCAGGTCAACGACAGCGTAGGCAGCAAGGACACCTCACAGCACCGCACGGGCTGCGCGGCTGACATCAGGGTGCCAGGCATGACGCCAGACGCCGTGGTGAGGGCTTTGGTGGCCTCTACGCTGCCGTTTGACCAGATCATCCGTGAGTTTGACGCATGGACGCACATCAGCATCAGCGACAAGCCGCGCCGTCAAGCGCTGATCATTGACCGCGCTGGGACTCGGCCTTTCGCATAAGCGCCCGATACGCCTCGATGGCGTCCTTCACATCGCGCTGAAGGGTTTCAATGCGTTCGTTCTGCGCGGTCATCTTTGCGTTCGCTTCCTCGGCAAACTGGGCCAAGTTTTCCTGCGTCCAAGTCTTAAAGTTTGACATCGCGCCTCTTAATTATCCGGTTAATTACTGAGTGGCTTACGCCAAACTTGCGGGCTATCTCTCTGGCGCTGACGCCAGCATCGTGCAGTGTATATACGCGGCTGACCGCCATGTCTCTAGATGGCCGTCCCGCGCCTTCTCTCTTGCCCCCGTGGGTCATCGTTTGTGTATCTTTAACTGGTTCGGCCTTTGCGCCAGCATAGCAGCCGTCTTGCCGCTGATAGATAGCGTACCGTAGGTGGGTACGTCCTCACGGATGCGCTCAATGGCCCTGGACGAGGCTAGGCTGCGTTTAAGTGCTGTGTTGTTGGCGTTGAGTGTCTCGCCGCGCTTGGCGCGTTCCTCGTCGGTGTACTGCTTCCAGTCAAATGCGTTGGTCATTTTGGTTTCTTGGGCACGGGGCACCAGTGAGTGTAGAAGGATGTGTCAGCTTGCAAGTTGCCGTACTGGGCCACGCCGCCGATGGACAGCAGTTGCAGCTTGACGCTACGCGGCGTGTCCTTGTCAATGGGCAGCCAGTAGGTGTCCGTTGCCACCGCCACAGTCCCGGCGGTGTTGATGGTGTGAGTAGGTGCTGTCTCTCCAGCAGTCACGCATTTGCCGCCTGCGTTTGGCGTACTTACCGGCTCGTTAGGAAATCCGTAAAAAGCCTGTGAACCGGCTGCAATCTCTATTGTCATGCTTGTCCCCTTGCTCGGATAAGTGGGCAAATATGCTCAAGAGTAACTAAAAGATTTGCTCTTAAGGACAAGACCTTTAAGGCGTCTATAACAATGTCAAGAATTGCCTCGCGCTCCGTGTCACTGCCCAGTT